TTACAATGCTTTATGGCTTGTGTTCGTGATGTGAAGCCAACTAATGTAATGCTAGTTCTATTTTCCTCTGCAACGCTATCATAATTATTGTTTGATACTTCTACTATTGTAGGCTCATAGTCATTATTAGCATCATAGTAAGTCGCCTCAATAACATTAGCCCTATCTAAAATAGGCAAAAATGACTGACTAAAACTGTCTTTTAAAATGTTACCCATTCCGAAAGTAAACGATTGCACAGGTATCTCTTCGGCTCTATCCATGATAACATCAAATTTAGACCCAAATTGTAATACTGTTCCACGCCCTGCTGTGCCTACTAAGTCTAAAGCTTTGCGAAGTGTAAACGATGTATCAAACACGCCATTAAAAGCATATCCTTTTGTATTACAGTGAGTTTCCCATTCGTTGAAACTTGATAATATTCTGCTTGCATCAATTCCGCTCTCTAAAAGCATTTGTTTACATATGCGTGCTGGATTGCTTGAATTGGCACTTACTACGCACGATATTTTAGGCGCATTGCCACTTAATTGGTCGGTTGCTAAAGCTCTAATGGCTATTAATGCAGTCGATGGATAGATAAAGTCATCGCCTATCTCTTCAGTGATGTACTCTAAATAGCAATCACTGCCATAGCGTGTGCCAGTTGGGGGATTTTCGTAAAAACGCGCTCTTACATAGTATTTGGATGGTGGTAAGTAATTGAGTTTAAATGTTTTACGAATGGTTGATGCTTCTGCGCCGCTTATGGTTGTGTAAGGAAGTGAATAATCTGGAGTGTAATACCACTGTCCCCTCCAGTCCTCTATGGATATAATCGCATCGGCAGGTAACCTACTTACGTCAGCTATATAATTTCCGTGGAAATTATCCCATTGAGAAATATCCCTAAACTGAACACAGTACCAAGAGCCAGTTCTCTTAGTATCACCACCAAAACGAGTCCAATTTACATTATTACTAGAATACTCTAAAACTACCTTAACGCTGTGCGTGTCTAATCCACCATTATCGTTTGCGTAAAATATCCCCCTTGGAAATACTAAGACGACGTTAAGTCCTGTGACTTGATTTCCATTGGTTTCAGTATCAGCCCACGATGTTGAAAGTTTTTTATTTACACTTCTATCGCTGAATGTGTTGTCAAAATTGCTAATAAGTCCTTGAACATTTGCGCCATTTCTCACTTGAATCGTGACATTATCGAAGTTATTAATACTTTCATCATTAATTTTAATATCTGATATGCTTAAAATTTCACCATCATTGACCGCATAAAGCCCGTTAAAGTATTGCTTATTATCAATGGTTTCAATGTACTTACTTATAAGTGGTGGGGTTATTTTATGAGTTCCAAACACTTTAGGAACGGATAATCCTTGCTGAAATTTGTTATAGCTTTCGTCCCATGAATAGGTCGTTGAAGTGGATAAATTGTCATTTAGTGATAGTGATGGAGTGGATGGAGATAATACGGCATTGATTAGTAGCCCACCTGCTAACATAACGCCTGCCTGCATGGCATAAAAACCCATTGCAGAAACCTCAACACCCATAGCACCTATTAAACTAGCTGTAGCATATGGAGCTATGACTGCCAAACCAATCATTGCCACTAAGGATAGTATTTGTTTTCCTCCGCCTCCGCCTTGCGGTACAAAAACCACGTTGATTATATCGCCTTGTTTAATGTCAAAAGGTTCTAATTGTAACTCACTATTTTTATATAATTCAACTTCAAAACCATCAGCTATTAATAACTCTTCTAATACTTGACTAGAATGTGTTGCATAAGTGGGTAAAACCATTCTATCATGTGGGTTAAAGATGTTATGCTGTGTGATTAGTGTTGTATTCATAAAAGCCCTCGATTAAGTTTTGTATGTTTGATAAGTTTTCAACTATTGCACCCGTTTGCTTCGTGGTATGAATAAATTTATACTCGTTTATGCAATAGCCAAAATGCGTCACAAATTTAGGATGTTCCATATTATACCGAATTGCTACAACCGCCCCTTTTTTAGCGTGACATCGTTTCCAGTGCTTAGATACTTCATAGGAGAAACGATGATATATTTTAACATTTTCGTCATATTTAATATTAGGATTAAATAACTCTATACCATGTTCTTTTTTATATATTTCACGAACTAAAGCGTAGCAATCAAGTTCATCAAATGGAGTGCCTATAAAGTCTTTTATCATACTCTTAAGCCACTTCCTAAGCACACGAAGCCCCCAAAGCGTACGCTATTACCCCTTGCTCTACAATCACTTAATGTTTTATTGCAAGTAGTGATCACTCCACTATATCCGCAACGGTTATCCTTGAATTTGAAACTGCAAAAGTTAGCATACATTTTTCTTGGTGGGTATTGTTTGTTAAATAGTGAAGTAGTACCAAGTGTGAAAGTAGCCATTTTATTATTCGCTTTGAAGTCCACCAATTCAAAGTATTCAGTAAGTACCGCTTCGCTTAAATCGTTAGTATTCAATACATACAATTCACAAGTGATACCGTTACCGTCAATTCCATTTAGCTTTAAATAAGTATCGTACTCGATTAAGTATCGTTCTATCGCCCTTGATGTGTTGTCAATTTGAAGCTGTAATTGAGGCGTTTCACCTTTACCAGCGGTGATCTCTCCGATATTAAACTCAAAAGGCTGATAAAAGTTACCACCAAAAGTAATCCCTTCGCCATTTCTAACGATGTAAATTATCGGAGTTGATGGTATGACTATTTTCAAAGCTACTAAAAGAACACTATCACCGCCTAAGCTATTTAAATCTTGCAATGTTGTAAGGGTCATTCTACACCCCTATCAATTCAATCGAAGTGCTACATCGTTCAAAGTCCGTATCCGTTGCGCTTATTTCATCTTGATTAAACATTACATCATAAGCTACGCCCTCGATAGGGTGAGTATAAGTAAAAATAGTACCTTGATTTGCTAAAAAGAACGCTTCAAGTGTCAAGTATTCAGCGGTTGAGATATTGTCAAAGTTTAGCTTATACATAGGGCGCATTTTGGTAAACTGTTTACGAGTTTGACCGTAACCGCCCTCGCTTTCAGTACGGATAGATGGTAAACGCTTCGCCCGTGTTGAGTTTACTCGCGGGAGTGGAGTTGTAGGGAATACTGCCATTATCTACCTCCCAAAAGTTCACGAGATCCATATCTATTTTTTGATATTCCACTAATCCACGCTTGAATAACCATACCCTCTACGTCAGTAGTTTGTGATGTTTTTGTTACTTCCATTTGTGTACCACTTTCATTGATTATTTGAATTTTAACTTGATTTAATCCCATACCCTCAGCTTTTACGCCTAAGTCACCGTTTGAAGTACGAGTAAGAGGCATAATTGCCTCTGAGCCTGCCTCGCCCATAACTCCCATATTAGGAGCACCTCCACTTGCAAAAGCGAAAAATGTCGGTTTATCTACGATTTGATTTGAATATTGACTAAGTGACGGTGAACTATACGCCCCACCTTTGGCATTCTTTAGTGCACCACTCGCCCACCCATCAGTATAAGTAGTATCAGCAACTGCACCACCAAATAAACTCATAGCCCCACTTGTTAAACTACTAACCAAAGGCTTTACAACGGATATACGGATTATCTCTCTATACACTTCTTGTAAAATACTTGTAGCCATTTTGCCAAAGTCTGCAAAGTTTTCACTCGTTGCATCTAAAAAGTCCGTCATTGAGCTTTCCATTTGCGAAGTGACATTATTCACAACTTGACCAGCTAAAGTCCAGTTTTGTTTTTGCTTCTCTAAAAGCTTATCTTCCATCTCCATCATAGCGTCATAATATTGAGGAGTTACCTCACCTAATTCCATTTGTGCTTTTAATGATGCTTGCGTACGCTGATATTCAAGTGTTGCGAGTGCGACCTGCTTATCCGCCTCATCGTCTAGTAAATCAACTTGACGGGCTTGTATTCTAAAGTTCTCTTCTTGTAGTTTTAGTTCTTTTTGGATGTCTTTTTGTTTGTCTTTTTGTGCTTTTTCTTCTATTTTGGCGGTGGCATCTAGTCCTAATCTTTGATACTTCTTGTTAAAGTTTTCAGCTAAAAGCTCTTTAGCTCCCATTACTCCCTTAAACTGTTCTAAGTCTTTTTGATATTCTAACTGTAATTGCAAAAATGGCTTTGCTAATTCGTCTTGTTCTGCGATTGACATTTCGGTCTGTATTTCAAGTTTCTTTTCAGCCCACTTTTTAGCTAATTCTTCTGTTTTATTATTTTTGTCACGCTCTGAATCAATAATAGCTTCTATTTGTTGCGTTGTTAAGTTTTTATACTTTTCTGCGTATTCTCTTCTTTTAATAGCTAAAACTGTTTCGTTATCGCCTATTGCTTGATAATAAGCTTTGTATCCGCTAAGTGCATCATCTACTTGTTTTTTTACTTGCTCACTACTAAGGACTGCCGACTTTGTGCCTTGACTTGTTTTCCATAATACATCAACGGCAGTTTGCCCTAGTTGCTCCATTTGTTGTTCAAGGCGTTTAATTTTGTTTATGTATTCGCTTTGAGTTCTATCGTCTAGTCCAAACCATAATGCACCATCATTTTCTTTTAATTTAGTTTGTAATGATTGAATTTCACTAGCAATTTGATTAGCTTTTATAGTAATGTCATCAACTGTTTTTTGTTCAAATACACTTGAACTAGCTACTCGCGCATTACTAGAAAAGTCATCCATTATTTTAGATAATGAACTTATTTTATCGGCTATAAAACCACTAGCACCAGTTAGTTTATCCATAGTGCCTACTAATTCAAGAATAGAGTTACCCATTTGAGTTGTTGCTTGCCCTATTGTTTTAGGCATTTTCCCAAACTCTTTGTCTATTGCGTCACCTTGCTTTTGAATAGCGTTAAAAACTTCCTCAGCTGTTAGCTTGCCTTGTTCTCCTAATGTTTTTAGTTCACCAACTGTCTTGTTCATTCCTTTTGCAATAGCTTCTGCTAAACGTGGAGCGTTTTCTAAAATACTTCTTAGCTCATCGCCTTGCAAAACTCCACTTCCTAAAGCTTGTCCTAATTGAATGATTGTGGCTTTTGAGCTTTCAGCACTTGCGCCACTGACAACTAAAGATTTATTTACAATTTCTGTAAATTTTAAAATATCTGATTGTGATTTTCCTAAGTCTTGTGTTGCACGTGTAACACGAGTGTATAAGTCAATAGTATCTGCGTAACTTTGGCGCGTGTTTTGTGAAATTTTAAGTATTTCTTGCTGTGCTGTTGCTAGTTCAATAGTATTTTTAGTAACTAAAGAAAGTCTACCCTCAGTTAGTTTATAAGTATCCGCTAACTTTGCGCTTTCTTTTAATAAAGTACCAATAGCAATAGAGCTTAATGCAACGTTTAATAAGTTACTGCTCTTTGCTAGACTTGTTGTTGCGCTTTCAGTCTTGCCAGACTGTTTTGCTAACTTATCTAATTCACTTTGAGCCTTATTCGCTCCATCTGTTGATACTTTTACTACTAAACTTGCTACATCAGCCATATTTCACCTCTTATTATGTAATTATACCATAAGAGGTGAGGGCGTTTATTTTAGTTTAAATCAAAGATTATAACTCCGTCTTGTTCTATTATTTTATCTTTATGAAAATAAGTTGATTGTTCTATTTTTAGTTTAATAGTTGTAGCTTCAAACTTAATAACCATGTTTTTAGTTTTATGACCGCCACTTTTAGATACGCAATATCCCATAGGGTCTGTTGTTCTTTTTATTGCTAAAAGTTTTCTTTTTTCATCAAATGCTATGAATACTCTATCTCCTAATATAAATCTGAATTTTTTAATGAAACCTTCATATAAAAAAACAT